ATATTGCCAGTACGTTTTGTTGTTTCGCTTATCCAATTTGCAATACAAGTTCGGTGTTGAAATGTTGTATTTACGGGGTCTTGCTGCCATTAAGTGCTTTCTCCACTAAAGTGCGGGCGCTGGCCGGCAGATGGTTCGATATTTCGACCCGTTCAACCATACCAACAAACCTGGCTTCCTCATCAACAACCCATCGGCGACCTTGCTTAACGGCTGGTGGATATGTTTGCCGAGTTTTCGCAATACGGTGAAGGGTGGCTTTACAGGGAGGTTCTTTGAAGCCATTTGGTCCTGCTGCCCATTCCGCTAAAGAAACTAATTGGCCCATACTATTACTCCACACGTTTAGTTATAGCCGGCTGCACACCGGTTTACTGACTGACCCGAAATCGGCCGTAATATTTTCCAGCTCGCCACCAGAGCATTTTCTCCCCCGGCGGCATTGCTGGCGCAAACTCAACTGGGACAAACCACAGATTCAGCATTCTTTTCACAAAAACACGCCGGACGAAATACGAACGGGATGTTTCAATCATGGCTGCATTCCTAAATAATTAATTCCCAGATTTCGGCGTGAGCGCATCCCTTGCCAGCATTGGCAATTAAATTTCAGTAATAACGATTCACTAAATTCGCCAGTGGACCAGGGCATTTAAGGCCGCGCTATAAGGCTTTGAATTCGCCGATACCGCGGCGCACACCGCGAGAAATTACTCACACACATAGACAAGGGCGGCCGGTAATGCAGAGGGCGTGCTGGGTGGGCGCCAGCGGCCCTTGTCTATGCCTGCGAAAAAATTGGCGGTGGTCATGGCCAGAACATTATCTTCGCTCCCCTGATGTTGGATGGTTGAAGAGTCATGCCACCGCCGAAAGACAGCTACACACAGCAATTATCGATGTTCCACGTCTATCTGATTGAGCGGCGGGAGTCGAACCCGCAATCGGGTAGGGAACCCGACCATCACCAGGATGCTATGCACAACTGGAAGAGCACTGTAACTCGTCAGTTCTGCTGGTTGAGGTCTCGAACCTCCAGAATCCCAAGTCTTTACGACTTACCAGCCAATGCTCTTTCATGTTGTGTGCCGGTCTTTCCCGGCCGTCATACTTAGGTAGTTAAAAATCGATATCTAATTCACTTTCTCTGAACCAGTTATCAACTGCGCGTCCATCCGCAGCTTTATAGTGAATAAAGACCATGTTATGGCTGTCTTCATATTCAGCCCGACCCTTAACAAATCCGGTCTCACCGCTGATTGTTACTTTGACTTTTTGACCCAGTTCGAACTTGAACATAAATGCTCCTTCTCGTTTAGAATGTGTGTCAGGCTTCCACTGGCTCCCATCTGTTTTTTAAGTCACTCAGATATCGTCTGGACTTGCGCGTCTTTCCCAGCTGTCACTGTATGAGTGTGCATACAGACACTGACCAGATAACGCGCTGGATCAACTCGCGGTTGTGGTGCCCACCACAACGGCAAGAACACTGGGACAGTGGTCCGATCGGGTTGATGGTAAGTGAGTCCCTCAACCCCCAGTGTTCTTGCCGTTGTGTGCCTGGTCACTTCTCCACCTCAGGCGGCGGTGGTATCTTGGGAGTTCTCACACAACCAAGAAGGGAATTCCATGAGTAGAGAGAAATACGCTATTCGTCGTAAACTTCATCACGCAATCGCTGATTTAAATTACAGCCTCGAATGTTTCGGTGATCATCTGGCCGCCGAACATTCTTATCCGAGCAATATTGACGGGTTTGATGCTATTTATTTATATCTTTGCCGAAAATATAGTTGGACGATCCCTCAGTGCCGCACCATGCATAAGGATGATCTCCGGCTTGCCCTCGCAGTAGAGATGAAAGGCTGGCGATTGCCTCAAGATGCTGTTTTTCGCCAGCAAGACCATGAAGGCTAAGAACTGTATTTTCCGCTAGAGTTTGTTCAGCAAGGATTTTAACTGACGTCCAAAACTCAAAAGGCGTCAGTTTTTCTAATGAAACCTCGTTGTCACCGGAAATCGTCGAAGCTGGCTGCTTTTGAATCCATTCGTTGATTTCAGAAAGTAACCAGCCCACGGAACGCCCGCCGAGTTGCCGACGGCTCGGAAATTTCCCCTGTTTTTCCAAGTTGTAGCGGTGCATGCGGCATAAGCCAGTGATTTGACGGCATTCAGATTCGCGGATTATGCGGTCTTGAGTTTTATTTTTATTATTCTGCTTATCCATCCTGATACCTCATTAAGCTGCTGCGTTCTTGCCGTTGTGTTGGCTGGTGTTATTCAGTATTAGCAAACTTACATTTCAAGTCAATAAAAAAGTTAAGTTAACTTACATTTTAATTTTGGACACAAAAAAACCCGCGCGCGGCGGGCTTCTGAAGATAGGTTTGCTTAATGGAAGTCGATGATTATCTGCTTAACAACCCCAACAAGCTTACAGCTACTATCTACCAAAATTGGTTTGAAATCGGGATTTAGGGGCATCAGATACTGATTGGGGCCATCAATCTCTAATTTTTTAATCGTTGCCTGGCTGCTGCCATCAACTTGTACAACAACTATCCGCCCATTTGCTTCATCAACAAAACCAACTTCTGGGTCCACGATAACTATTGACCCTTCAGGGATGCTTAAAGCGCCTGAAGATGTCATGGATGCTCCTTTGACCTTAAGGGCAAACGAGTTATCGGATACTCGAGCAGTGGTTTCAATCCACTCGGTATTGCTGGCAGTTAACTTTTCAGTTACCACGTCTGTCCATGCACCGGCTTGAACCCAAGAAATAAGGGGAACACTTTTAGAACGCCCAGTATTAACCCGGCTTGGTGCATCAATCTCTCCCTGGCCTTTAAGTAACCAATCAGGAGAGGATTGAAGGACAGTCGCTAATTTCAGCAGGCTCTCGCTTGATGGCACAGTGGCGTCGTTTTCCCATTGGGTCACGGCCGAGGCGGAAACGCCCACGTATTCAGCCACATCCTTTTGAGTCATTTTCAACTGACGCCGTCTAAATTTTATACGGCTTCCAACGGTATCCATCACAACCTCCCGTCATTTTTTTAATGTTAGCTATCTTACATTTAGTTGACGTAAGTATTCTGTGAATATACGATGTAAGCATACTTACTTTAATGGTGGAGGTAGCATGTACAAAAGTGATGTTCTCAAGCATTTCGGCGGTACTTCAAAGGCGGCAAGCGCATTGGATATTTCTCATAGTGCCGTTTGTCAGTGGGGAAAAATCATCCCGGAAAAACAGGCGATGAAAGTCGAAAGAATTACGAAGGGGAAAATCAAATATGTCCCTTCACTGTACGAAAAGACTAACACCGCTGGCGCATAGCCATAACTACCAAAGGAAAAACATGATGGTAGACCTGAAATCAGTAGTTAAAGCGATGTGCAAAGCCTATCCCGGTGGTCGTTCTGCTATGGCTGGCGCGTTGGGGATGACCGAAACACAGTTCAACAACAACCTTTACGAAAAAAACGGCTGCCGGTTCTTCGAAATTGTCGAGCTGGAAGCGATGGAAGACATCAGCGGTACCAACTACCTGGCTGATTACTTCTCCCAGCGCCGCGGGGGTTTTTTCGTTGAAATCCCAAACCGTGACGAGCTCGACCACGTTGACCTTTTTATCAAAGGCGTAAAGGTCGCGGCAAAAAGCGGGAGAGTTGACCAGCAGATCAACATATCAATCGCAGATGACGGCGTGATTGATGAAGACGAGAAGGCAGAAATTATGGCCTTGCACCGCAAGCATTTGGCGGCGAGGGATGAGTATGTGAAGTCGGTAGTGGCTTTGCATGAAAAGGTTGACGCCTCAGGAGTGCAGTCCCGAGGCGTCGGCGATCTAACTAAACGTGTGGAGTAATTAATCGCATGAACAGTCTACTCGTAAAAGCTGGCGTTCCGCAAATCCGCTGTGTGGCGACAGGCGGTGCCGCTGGCTCTCTTTCGTATGAGGTGATGATAGATAACCGCTGGATCCCGTGCAACTACCAGTTCGCGGCGTGGTGGGTAGGTTACGTCCGCCAGAGTAGCCAGAAGGTTACGGCATGTCTGAAGAAATCCAAAAGCTGGACAGGCGTTACAAGGATTGGCGGGGCGTTGTGGTACACGTCGTGGGCTTCGACAGAGCAGGGGATCGCGTCATCTTCATGCGCGCCGGTTACCCGCATGAGTGCGCCCAGCCTACTGAACAATTCCGGCGAAAGTTTAAGAGGGTCTTATGAGCGTTAAGTTATCCGCATACGTTTGGGATGGTTGCGCTGCTGCCGGTTTAAAAATATCGGCGGTGGCCATTATGGCGCGCCTCGCTGACTTCAGTTCTGACGAAGGCCTGTGCTGGCCGTCAATTACCACCATTGCCCGCCAGTTGGGTGCAGGTGAAAGCACTGTGCGCACTACGCTGGGCAAGCTTGAGGCTGACGGCTGGATCACCAGTACCCAGCGCCGCAAGGGAAACCGCAACACATCGAACATGTACCAACTGAATATTGCGAAGCTTCGTGCTGCTGCTGAACCGTCAGATTCTGACACATCAAAATCTGACGCATCAAATTCTGACCGGTCAAAATCCGACGCATCAAAATCCAACTCGAATGCCGGTTTTCACCCGCCAGAATCTGGGGGGGATCCGTTAGTAAATTCAAAACAAGATCCATCAGATAATAAAACCTCTTGTCAGCCTGCTGCGCAGACCGACGCCGAAGTCGAAATTACTGATCAAGCCAAACAGGCACTGAAGCACCTGAACCTAATAACCGGTTCACGGTATCAGCCCGCTAATAGCTCACTGGAAAACATGCGTGCCCGTCTCCGTGAAGGCCACACGCTGGAAGAACTGCAACTGGTTATCGAATACAAGCAGGTTCACTGGGGAGACTCTCCAAAAATGGCTGAATATCTGCGCCCGGCAACTCTGTTCCAGCCAGCCAAGTTTGAAGGCTACCTGCTCAGCGCGACCAAATGGGCGAAGAGCGGACGTCCGATCTGCGTGAATGGCAAGTGGACTGCTGAAGGTGAAGTTGAAGTCGATATGGCTGAACGCGATGCGGCCTACCGCCGGTTCATCAGCGGCGTTGCGGCAACCAAGGCACCAAGCGCGCTGGAAAAAACGGTTTGCGCCGAGGCCAGCAAAGCCAACATCCGCAGCATGCGCGCCGATTTCGCCATATCGCAGTGGGCCAAGATTTGGAAAGAGTGCGCCCAGCGCCAGCAGGGAGTGAAAGCAGCATGAAAAAAAACTATCAGCAGTTAGTTATCGCCGAGTTATTGCGTGACCAGGCACCTCGCACCTGCAGCGAGATTGAGACGGAAGTTATCGAGAGAAATAGCGTTGTACCTCCGCGTCATGCTACGTCAACAGCAATCAATGCGATCGGCAAAAAAGCTGGCTTTGAAATCAAAGTGAACCGTGCTGGCCATAAATTCACTTACTCGTTAATCAGTTGGCCTGAAGGCGGCGTTCCGATAAAACTGGCTAAACCAGCAAAACCGACGCGTATGACTCTGGCAGAGATCAGTCAGATGTTCGATCGGTTGCTTTGGGCAGTACGTCAGGGAAGGGGACAGGCATGAGCAATCCATACTCACAGGCTCTGACAGAGCAAAAGCAATTCTCCAGCCACAAGCTTAAAGACGTTGGCGATCAGTGGCGCACGCCCGATGCACTTTTCTGGGGTATCAACGCGATGTTCGGTCCGCTGGTTCTCGATCTGTTTACTGATGGCGAAAACAGCAAATGCCCTGCGTTCTACACCGCGGAAGATAATGCGTTGACTCAGGATTGGTCTGCCCGACTGACTGAGTTACACGGTGCCGCTTTCGCAAATCCCCCGTATTCCCGTGCCAGCCAGCATGAAGGCCAGCAAGTGACCGGAATGTCCCACATCATGAAGCACACCTTCCAGATGCGGGAGTTGGGCGGTCGTTACGTGTTCCTCATCAAAGCAGCAACATCAGAAACATGGTGGCCAGAAGGTGCGGATCACGTGTCTTTCATCCGTGGACGTATAGGGTTTGATACCCCTTCCTGGTTTAAAGCTGCCGATGAAAAGCAAATACCTACGGGGGCATTTTTTGCTGGCGCTATTGCTGTTTTTGATAAGAACTGGCGTGGACCGGCTTTCAATTACATCGACCGAGAAGTATTGCTGGCGCAGGGAGAGGCTTTTCTCTTCCAGATCCGTCGAGAGGCGGAACGTTTTCAACAACATATCCAACCGCAAAATATTCCTGAAAATATTTCTACGCCAAATTGTGAAGATCAGCCCGCAGAAGAAACCCATGAAATTATTGAAAAAGTAATGGGAGAAACTGAGATGCCTCTGACGAAAGAACAGCTACTCGCCAAGAGCGGCGTTAACGTTTGGGCGTGCGCGGCCGCCGCGTTCGGAGACAAAGCAGAATTCACATTCAGTGAATCCAAATATGCTCACTCTTGGGCTGCTGATTCAGTCGAACAGCCTGAATTTGTTGTCGTCCCAAGTGAAACAATCGCCAGAGCATTACACCTGATCAGGATAACCAACGAATCTCATGACCTTCGCATATGGATAAATAACACCTTCGTAGATCCAAAAATTCAGGATGAAATGTTCGTTAGGCTCAGCACAGTCATGTCTGAACTTTATGAAGAAAGAGGTCTGACAACACAGGAATTTATCTCAATTGTAGAAAATATCGGACGCGAGGGTTGCATGAACATTCGTACGTTACGAAGCCTTGCTCGCGGAGCTATGAAGGTACTTGCAGATGAATGAACTTCAGAAAATCTGGCTCGATGCCTACCGCGGTTATCTTAAAGCCGCATCTTACACAGGTGAGCTTTGCCCATCCGATTACACGGCTGCAGGTGAACATGCTGATGCCGTGCTGATCAGTCTGATCAAAGCAGGGGAGGTGAATTGTGATTGATGAACCGAAAGACGACAGCGAAAACGTGCTGGCCTTCACCAAACGCTTTGAATCAAACGCTGATATCAAAGAAATGCTCAACTTTGTCAAAGCCGATAAGCCAGAACATGCGCCATATCGTTGCGGCCATGTGAATGTTTTGGTTGATGAACACCTTCGACAGCTTACATGTCGGTGCTGTGGTGCGGTTGTTGATGCGTTCGACTGGATCAACGCGCGCGCAGAGGGAGAGCAGAAGATTGACTGGGAACTCAAATCCCTGCGGCGGGAAGTTGTTGAACATCGGGAAGGCCTCGAAAAGCTGAAACGGGAAGAGCTGAATACGCGAAACCGCATTAAAAACGCAGAAGGCAAGCTGGCGAAAATTAGCATGGAAATCGCCAATAAGAGCATTGCCGCCGGTATTCCTGTCGCCGCCGTCACCCGCGATACCTATACCGATGCGGAGAATTCATGATGAAACTGACCCTGCCATTCCCGCCAAGCGTCAACGGTTACTGGCGCTCTACTAAAAAGGGCGTCCTGATCAGCGAGCGCGGGCGGATCTTCCGGTCGAACGTGTTGGCGGCGATTTATCAGCAGTTGCGCAGCCGTCCGCCCGCGCTGCTGACAGAACTGGATGTGCATCTGGTTCTCTACCCACCGAACAGGGCGAAACGCGATTTAGATAATTTCCAGAAGGCACTGTTTGATGGCCTGACCCATGCGGGGATCTGGAGGGACGACAGCCAGGTCAAACGCATGACAGTTGAATGGGGAGAGGTAACGAAGGGTGGTAAGGCAGAAATAACGATTACTGATTTCAAAACCGCCGGTGTGCAGCCGGTTTAACGTGTGGAGTGATTATGTCGAACAGTTTGCTGTCAGGAAAAGTGGTAACGATGTCGAGCCGTGAGATTGCAGAGCTGGTGCAAAGTAAGCATAGCGATGTGAAACGGTCAGCTGAACGGCTCGCAGTTGGTGGAATTTTAAGCGCGCCGTTGGCGCACACCCCCTATTTCCATGAACAAAACGGACAGGAGTATCAGGAGTACTGGTTCAATAAACGTGATTCGCTGGTGCTGGTTGCCCGCCTGTCGCCTGAATTCACCGCCGTGGTAGTGGATCGCTGGCAGGAACTGGAATCGAAAAGCCAGTTACCTCAGTCATTGCCGGAAGCGTTACGACTGGCTGCTGATCTGGCCGAAGAAAAACAGGTGCTGGAATCACAGCTGGCGCTGGCGGCCCCAAAAGTGGAATTCGTTGATCAGTACGTGATGGCTAAGGGCTCTATGGGATTCCGCGCGGTCTGCAAATTGCTGCATGCGAAAGAACCGGAATTCCGGATGTTCCTGCTCGAGAAAGACATTGTTTACCGGCTTGAAGGCCAGTTGACGCCAAAGGCCAATCATTTAGAGGCAGGTCGGTTTGAGGTGAAAACCGGAACCAGCCAGCAGAATCAGCATGCGTTTCGCCAGGCCAGATTCACGGCAAAGGGCGTTGAATGGGTTGCCGGGCTGTGGGCTGGTTATCTGCGACAGAAACAGGAGGCCCACGCGTGAGAGCATTGTTAAAACCGTATCCTCAGAGGGAACTGGGGATCGTGCAGTTCGCGCTGCCGGCGGACATGGTGAAGTTCTTCAGCAGTAAACGCCTGCTGATCACCAATGAACCCGCTGACCTGCATACCGCGCCGGATGGCCTGGTGCCAGCAGAAGCACAGTCACTTTCACGGGACCCGCGCCTGTCTGGTTTCCTGTCGTCTCTTGAAGTGATCGGAAAAGTCGGCGGCATGGCGGCGCTGACACTGTGGGTTAAACGCCACCGTGCCTGCGAGTGCCCGGACTACAACGGCGAATACCATCACCACGAACTGGTGCAGGTTCCGCGCGGGCGTGGCATGGTCTGCCTGTGCTGGGCGCATGACAACGAGTTTCGGGAAAAAGAATCGCTAAAACTGGATGCTATCGCGCTGGCGAACGCCGCCGAATTTGTGACTGAGGCAATCCGGTACCGGTATGGTCTGCCTGACGGGCGTCACCTTACGTTGCCGGAGCTGTGCTGGTGGGCTGTTTCGAAAGGGCTGGTTCACCTGCTGCCGGAAGAAGTGGTGTGCGCGGCACTGGGAATGAAATACAACCCGCCCGGTGGCCAGCGTAAAGAGGCTGACGTCAACCCGTGGGAGAAGCAACCCCGTGAAGAACTGGCGAACAACATAAAACCGGTGCTGGCGCTGGCAATCGATCCGGAAACGAACGAATCCTACATGCTTCGCCCAAAGCGCCGCCGGTACGAAAACACGAAATACACCCAATGGGTAAAGCGTCAGCCATGCTGTGCCTGTAGTAAAGGGGCCGATGATCCGCACCACATCACCGGCAATGGATTTGGTGGAATGGCGACAAAAGCGCATGACCTGTTCGTGATCCCGCTGTGCAGACGGTGTCACGACTCACTTCATGCGAATACCCAGGATTGGGAAGAAGAACATGGTGATCAGATGTATCTGGTCCTGAAGACATTAGACCGCGCGCTGGCGATGGGTGTTATCGCTACCGGCAAACAAAAATAAAAGTGTGGAGAAAATAATGCGTGATATTCATGAGACGTTAGAACTTTGGGGGGCATGGGCTGCCAGTGACAATAGTGGTGTGGACTTTGCTCCGATTGCTGCCGGGTTTAAAGGGCTTCTGCCACAAACCTCGAGGTCACGCTTAAAGTGCGATGATGATGAAGGCATCTTGATTGATGGATGTGTGGCACGGCTTAAAAAATACAGGGGTGAAGAGTATGAATTGGTAATTTTGCATTACGTATTCAATATTTCACTTAGGTCGATAGCCAAACGACGAAAATGTGCTGACGGAACGATTAGAAAAAAAATGCAAACGGCTCAGGGGTTTATTCTTGGCGTTGTAAGTATGCTTGATAAAAAATATTAACCCTATTTAAAAATTCGGATAGGTAATTTCACCTTGAGGTTACTTATCCTTTGGATCAAAATGTAAAACAACTGCTACATGCTTAACCTTGTAAGGAAGCCCTGAACTAACATGTTTATGGGTTGTATAAAAGCTAAGTTTTCCTCTTACTTCACAGTCTTCTTCAGAATATTCAGGTAATGCTTCAGATTGTATTTTTGCTTTCCAATTATCAATAACTGATTTGGCATCTTTTACTCGCACATAAATAATCAAAGCTCCCTGAGCACAATTTTCAGTACCAGAAGAATATCTGGTGCATAATTGATTAAAACCTTTTACTAAATAGTCATATCCACTATGTATTTTAGCTTCACCTAACCATTTATAATTATTTTTCTTCAGAACTAAATCTGTATGGCCACCTTTAATCATTTCATCACGAGACGCAAGATAACCGCGGCCCTTAAAAAAAGTGATTATTTCGGTTGAGAGACGGTCTTCTCCGTCATTAGATCTAACCTTCGCATCTTCTTCAATGATGTTGATACAATCTTCAAGATTGCTATATACGTTTTTAACAAAATCATCATAACTGTTACAGAAAAGTTCTTCATAGAAAATTTTTGCGCTTGGGCAAGATTTGGCTAAAATTCTTAATGTCTGCATTGAGATGTTATCTGTATCGTTCATCATTCATCTCTCCCTGTATTTAGAGAGAAATAAATATGAATTTTAGCTTGGAAATCCCTGATTGGATTACCAGAAACATATAAAATTCCTGTTTCATTTGCTTCTGCAACTTCTGCTCTAGTTAATTCCTCGCTAAAGTCACCTTCACTATATAAAAAGTTTACATTGAGAAGATGAGAGTTTTCACCAGTGAGATAAGTTGCAGCTCTGAAAATAACACCTTCATTTTCGGTAGGAACTTTCTGTTTCAGAGTATTGAAAGTAATAAATTTAAGACTATCATTATCACTTTTTTCTAAGAAGTCAATAATTAAAATGCAGGCATGTAACGCTTGTTGGTCCAAGCGTAATTCATCATGTACTTTCATTTTGACTTCTTCAATGTTCATTTAAATCACCTTTGATAACAACATGGTGAAATCACGTTTAGTACCACATCCATCTATTATAACATGGTCTATAGATGGATTCGAGCTTGTTGTTAAAGACGTAGTGCCAGGAATCGTAAGTACAAGATCGGTATTAAGTTCGCCCTTCCACGATTTAGATATAGCGTAATTATTAGTAATGCCATTTAGCGCTTTTAGACCAGCAATATGAAAGCTTTCATTTCTAAGGTCATTAGTTTTTTTTCTCATTTTCTCTGACTTATCAGAGCCTGTGCCTGTGGAATGGCCGAGGTTAACTATATTACCGTCTGAGTCATTGTAAAGTTTATTGATTTTATTGAATAAATTAAGTCGGCTAATTGCAACAACATCATTATGTTTTTTCATGATTCCTTTAATAATAAATATTCTATATCTTTCCTCTGCCTTGAGTGCTTCTTCAAGAGTTATGGTTGAGCAGTTGTCTATCTCGAATCTGAAGGTGAAGTTTTTTTTGTCATAAATGATTTTATCAAAAAACTGCACGTATCTATTTTTGACACCAATGACCTCATCGAACTGATCAAGGTCTTTTATAGTTGTAGTGCTCATTGTTCCAAAGTCTATTACATCTCTTTCTTTAAATACTCGTGGGTATGTGAAAACTAATGAAACGATATCATTATTAATCTCAACATCAACAGCAGATGGTCTAAGCAATGACATTTTATTAAGTTCATTTTCCGGTAAAGGAAGAGGGAATTTTTTAAGGTACTTGTTGGTGTTTTTTTCAGTTAGGTCAACAGAAGTACTCAAAAAATTAAATATTTTATCTGATAGTTTTGTATTCGTTAATTTGCTTAAAAAAATAGTTCTCTTACCATAGTGGAATTGAGATTCATAAATTTCCTTCCAATCACTGAGTACTTGCTTGTCTTGACTATTTACATAAACGTCCCTTAGTAGATCCCAACCGCGTGCTGAAGTTAGTTGGTATTGTTTAAGCAAAGCTTGTACTAGTCGGAAAGACACATTCCTTCGCTCTAAGGCATCAATATAATCTATGGCCTTCATGTGTAGTTCAATCCTCTGAAAATAGATGTTTTTTAATAGGAAAGCACTCGTTATGATGGTTAGACACTAAGTGTAACTATCAGTGACCAAGTGTGAAATAAACTATACAAAAGAATTAACGCGTACGCAAAAACTCTTGTAGTCTGGTAAGAGTGGTCACGTAGTCACAAAGCTTAGACAATCTCAGGTTTCATAAGGAAATGATGTGAAAAAACTCCTTAGTTTATGCGCTCCCCTTGTTTTGACCGTGCTTATAACCTCCGGCTGCACTAAGTCGAATAGCGTAAGAATTCCAAACAAACCTATCAAGTCCGAATGCCCATCCTCTACTTCTTTGGGAATAGCGTGTTACGGTGGCGAGCTTAAAAAAGCTATAGAAATTAAATTTCCTCACGTTGAGCGATTTGCTGGACGCTCTTGTAGTTTAAAGATGCATCTTGAACGAGATGGCACCTTAACTGATGTGTCTGTTCTTGAGGGGGACCCGGCACTCTGTGATGCTGCGATGGCTGCACTAAAGCGAGCTGATTTACCTCAACCCCCGAGTGATGAAGTTTACCAAGTTTTTGAAAATGCTCCGCTAGACTTCAAGCCATAATCAATTTTTCTGGTTGGGTTTGAGATAAAATTAGAATTATTTATTGAACAAGGCTGCCAAGTTGGCGGCCTTTTTTTATGTCCTCAATTCGGTTGTGAAGACACCAGCAGCGATAAGTTTTATTAAATGAAAAAAATGCCCCGGCATCTGCCAGGGCTTAACTGTTTGTGGAATGGGCGGCGTACATGATGCTGATAACATCGTGCACGCCATTCGCCCGTTAGTTGGTCACGAGCGAACCGAGGCCCATTGCTGATGTGCACGCAGCAAATGGAGCCTATCAAAAAGGGCGTCTCTGATCTATGAAAAACACTGTGAATTTAAACAGTATAAATATTATTTGTGCTGACTCACTCCAATACATCAAAACCTTACCTGATAACTGCATTGACCTGATAGCCACGGATCCTCCGTACTTCAGGGTTAAATCATGTAAATGGGACAATCAATGGTCTGACGAGTCAGCTTATCTGGCATGGCTTGACGAAATGTTTGCGGAGTTCTGGCGCGTACTAAAGCCATCTGGCAGCCTGTACGTCTTTTGCGGTTCGCGTTTGGCTGCTGACACTGAGTTACTGATGCGTGAGCGGTTCAAAATTCTGAACCACATCATCTGGGCCAAACCTTCTGGGCCGTGGAACAGGCAGCACAAAGAAGACTTGAGGTCGTATTTCCCAGCCACTGAGCGGCTCCTATTCGCTGAGCATTACAGCGGGCCTTATAGAGGTAAGGCATCAAGTTATTCCACGCAGTGCAAGGAACAACGCAAAAATACGCTCAAGCCTCTGGTTGATTATTTTAGTTATGCCCGCAAAGCCTTGGGGATAAGTGCTAAAGAAATTCATCAGGCAACTGGTAAGCAAATGGCTTCGCATTGGTTCAGTGAGAGCCAGTGGCAATTACCCAGTGAGAAAGACTATCTGGCGCTTCAAGGCTTATTTGATCGCGTAGCCCGCGAAAAGCATGCCCGGCAAGAGCTGGAACTTCCTCATCATCAGTTGGTAGTTGAATATCATTCATTATCCCGACGTTATGCGGATCTGGTGGATGAGCTAAAGCGACTGCGGCGGCCTTTCACAGTGACGAGTCTCGTACCGTTTACTGACGTGTGGACGTATAAGTCAGTTCCGTATTATCCCGGTAAACATCCGTGCGAAAAGCCAGCGGAGATGATGAGAGACATCATCTCCGCCAGCAGCCGACCGGGTGATGTAGTGGCTGATTTTTTCATGGGATCAGGTTCCACGATAAAAGAAGCAATCAAGCTGGGCCGTTTCGCGCTTGGCGTGGAACTTGAAGAGGAACGGTATAAACAGACATTGGGAGAAATATTCCCGAATGAATGATAGCTATGAAATTTCATCATCTTTTGGCTAATACATGGCAAAAAACCTCACCTCTGCTCCGAACAGTAGGTGAGGTAGCCAATTTTCGGCCAACACCAGGGAAGCAAAAACTATACAACTTTAGTGGATAACGGTTAAATATTTTTTAAGTGAAATTAAGGGCTGCCAATTGGTGGCCCTTTCTGCATTTAGCGGCCAGTCAATCAGCTAACCATTCCACTTTCGCAAAGTGACTGAGCCGCTAATTCCTTCTTTTATCACGACTGCGCACCCAACCGGCTGACCGGAGGGGGAGACTATGAAAATGGACGAAAAATACAGTAACGCTACATATGGTGGTGCTGGAATTACGGCCTTCTTTGCAAGCTTATCCCTTCAGGATTGGGGCTTTATCGCTGGCGTGCTGATCGGGGCGCTCTTTACTGCTTTGACGTACTTCCTGAATCGTCGCGAACAGATGAAGCGCACCCGGATTCTTCAAGAAATCGCCGACAAGGTGGATGCAAAAAATCCATCAGCAACCGCGCAGGTTGTTAATGAGCTCGCGCAGAAAATCAGCGAGGTCTGAAGTGGCAAACCTTAAAACGAAACTCAGTGCCGCAATGCTGGCGCTGATTGCTGCTGGCGCATGCGCACCTGTGCTGATGGAACAATTCCAAAAAGAGAAAGAAGGCACCAGCCTGATAGCCTATCAGGATCAGGGTGGCGTCTGGACTATCTGCGGTGGCGTTACCTTTGTGAATGGGAAGCCTGTGTTCATGGGCATGAAATTAACCCGGGCGCAGTGCGAAACCATCGACAAAGCAGAGCAGGCCAAAGCGTTGGATTGGGTTGAGAAGAATATTCACGTCCCGCTGACAGAACCGCAGAAAGTTGGCATTGCTTCATTCTGCCCGTGGAATATCGGGCCCGGCAAATGCTTCACTTCCACGTTCTACCGAAAACTTAACGCAGGAAACCGGTTAGGTGCATGTGCCGAGATAAAGCGCTGGATATGGGACGGCGGGAAAGACTGCCGCATTCGCTCCAATAACTGTTTCGGACAGGTTCAGCGCCGTGATCAGGAAAGCGAGCTGACATGCTGGGGGCTGGATGAATAATAATTTACCGATTGTACTGGCCTTCGTGGCTGGCACTGCTCTTGCCTGGTGGGTTGAAGGTCTCCGCTGGGACGCTGACGTTTCCAAACTGAATGAAGCCCACACCGCAGAGCTGAAGAAACAAAGCGATCAGGCCGTGATTGACCTGACCAACCAGAAGAAGCGCACCGAAGCGGCCCTGATAGCATTTCAGGCGCTGGATGCGAAGCACACGAAGGAAATGGCAGATGAACAGGCCAAGAATGAGAAATTGCGTGCTGATATTGCTGCTGGTACTCGCCGGGTGCGAATCGCCGCGGCAAACCTTGCCACCTGTCAACTCGTCGGGAACAGCACTTCCGGAAGCGGCAGCCTGGGCGATGCAGTACAAATCGACCTCACGCCAGCAGGTGGATCAGCTGTTCTCAGTCTCAGAGAGTCAACCAGCAGAGACGCCGAAGTAATTCAATACCTTCAGGGTTATGCCGCTGAAGCTCAGAAGCGTTGCAAAATTCAATAGGTGCTAAATGACTAACAGAATCTTCTTGAGCTTTAACCGTCTTTATACGTTGAAAGATGGCGATAATTGCAGTGCAAAGCTGAGCTTCCGGATTAAACACGGCGATCAGGTGCTGTGCGAAGGAGAGCGAATAGGTAAGTCGTTTTCGCAATTCATCATCCCGATCACCATCGAAGAGGTTGAAATAATCCAACCACTCACGGTTGAGTATATTTGCACGGGTAATGTCGAAGACGTTTCAGTCTCATTGGAATATCCAGCCCATAAGCCCTTTCATGTCATCGATGGGTACATCTTCATTAAGGATGCTTCTATCCAGAAAGGGTGGCTGTCTGACTGTAAGAAAAGATTTTGTTCAGACCCGATGCCATTTGTTGGCTTTCCCGGCTCAATGAGCATCGGCGTAAATACAGACAGCGAGAATAGTAAGGAAGTGCGTCTTAAAAAGCTGGTGACTGAAACCGTAGTCAAAAAAATCAAGAAAATGTCGCAACCAGGCGGACTTCTTTACCGTAAATAGCCGGGTATTAAAGCAGGCATTCACTGAGTACCTGTGATGATGCAAAAAACATTTTTGACATAACCCTTTTGGTGGGAGGATGGTACTCCACACAAACAGGAGGTTTTATGTTGAAAGGTATTAGTGCTTTAGATAAATGGCTTGTACGCTCAACTTGGCATACAGGGCATTCTATCGATTTGGAAATATTCTTTCGCGCAGTAAAAGAGATTATTGCCCAAAACCCAGATGCCCTACTGCACGAATCCGAGATTGCTGCTTATATAAAAAGTTCACAATCCGGAAAGCTAGCTGCCAGTGAACTTGAACGTTTAGCAAAAGAATATTCGCAAAAAGCAGAGTTAATTTCTGAGTACGTAATGCTTACTAAGTAATTCGTTTTTATTCTTATCGCGCCACTGGTTATCGCCGGTGGCTTTTTTATGCACATCGCATGCGTACCGAAGAAAGTCTTTCAGCTGTGAGCCTGAGCATGCGCCAGTGTGCAATTCGGGTTACAGGGCAATGCCTGCCTCGAATATAGTTTCAAATGAAATGATTAGCAATGAAAGGTACTCCCGGCAGGGGGGCCTTGCCACGGGGCGGCGGACTCGCGGAAAACGGCTAGTTTTCGCGATCTAGGGTCATCATCATCATCTGTGCAGGTTATTGATTTTATTAATACCCAAATTGCAAAGATGTCGAATCGTCT